TCTTCTGAATCGAAACTGACAGGAGCATATGTTGCATTTGTTAGTGCTTGAGGTGAAGCTGATTTATACGTTTGCGCCGTACCGACTTTATAATACAAATAACCGCTAGGTGATATCTGCAAATTTATCTGTCTGCCTTGCCAGCTTGATCCTATCGGCGTTGTCAAGAAATTCATCCAAGTACCCTGGGTGTTCATGCCCATGTTTTCACCTGCTATCATATGAATAGCGGCAGTTGAGTGCTCTGACCAACTTGGCCCCACCCATGGACGACTTCCGATTCCACCCAACAGTTGCCCTGTTCCAGGGATGGTAGGCGATTCCTTAGTGCCATTAGCCTTATAAAAATGTGATACCGCTGTTCCAGGGCCGTACATTCTTGAGCTAATTTCTACTTCTGTTCCGCCCTCTTGTTCTGCGATAATACTTTCAGCATTTGCTAAACCTGAAAAAGACACAGATAACACTGCAATTGATATAATGATTGTTCTTATTTTATTCATTAGTTGTGACCGTATACTATTATTTCTGACCCGATAGCGAAGTCACCAGTTCCACCATTATTTATAACGTCGATACGATTTATCTGATCTGAAGTGTTGACCCACTTCCCTAAACGTTCTGACCTATTTGGAACATCAGCTGCTCCGGAAATTCCTCTGTCGGTTATGATAGCATAAAGTTGCTTTTCATTGGTAGCAACATTTAATATAGTACCAACCATATATTGTTCTGAACCAGTGGCAGCAATATTAAGAATGTCGGTACCACTAACTGCTGTCGCATCCGCTCCACCGTTTGCTGATACTCGCCTAGCATAATTTGCGCCAGAGTCATTATTGAGACGTACTAGTGGAATCATAGTTCCACCAGTCGCCAGCAGATAAATCTCGAACTTTAGATATTTTCGCGCTGGTATGCTTGATAATGTAATGGTATCACCAGCAGAACCTAATGTCTGCCTAGCTATCTCCACATATCCCGATTCATTTGACAACGCTGAACCAGGTATGGCGGCAGAATCAAATCCAGTACCATCAGCTAATGATTCAATATTCTCAATAGTCTCATCATAGAATTGAGCGGTTAGTGTAGTAAAAGGAACAGCGTCTTGTCCGGGGTTAGGTAAAGGCATTACTTTTCTCCTTTATAATCGTCATCAAGATAGACAAACCTATCTGACGTTTTTATGTTAATGTCTTCTTGTTTAATATTCCTTATGACTGACTCAAAATGCGTATTTATTTTGGCAATATCGCTTTCAGTAGTCCATATAAACAAAGAAAATTCTTTTCCAAACTTCTTATAATTGCGACCATAAGAATAGATAGGGTTAACTACTGAACTCCTCACAATCAAATGACCATCTTTATAAGGCTTTCCACCTGAATAATGATTGACTAGCCATTCATCGCTGCGTAGTTTTCTGAATAAGCCAACTCTATTCTTTTCAGGGTATTTTATCATAAATTAATTATACCATATTGTTTTTTCTATGATCCATCCTCGGCAAATATATAATATGATACTTGTAACGTCGCCGCATTACTTGTCCAGTTAAAATTATCATATATAGTGACATAAAAATTATCATCATCAGCAAATGCCCGTATAACAAGGTTCACACCTACCGCGGCATACCCTAGTCCAACTATAAGTTGTGATCCATCATTAAACACTATGTTAGGCAACAGTAGTGGTGTGTAGCCATATTCATGAGGTATCGTTAATAGAGTATGTGTAATTCCCTGTGTCACAGTGGCAGTGAAATCAACCACTAATGTCGCTATGTGCGGCGAAGGTTGGTCAACTTTTGCTTTTAATGGTGGATATGACGAGTGAATAACGCATTGTTCTGGTGTAGCAATTTTAACATCATACCCTGGTAATGATATTTTAGCCACATATGTCATGGGTAGCTCACATTTATAACTTGTTTGTTAAAAGGATCTTTCAACACTACTACGGATATTTCTGGTGCAGCACCATTAAAGTCAAAAGAGTCAGCTGTCACATAGACACTCGTCGAACTAACTTCATAATACTTACCAGCTACACCAACCGCTGGCTGAACAATACCATATTTATTAGGGTCTAATCCTAATGTATTTGTATTTGGTTTCATAAATACAAATACAGTTGGAACGTAATCAAGACCGTGAACTACTGTTCTCTCCCATCCAAGACCGCCTCCGGTGTTTGTCATTGATCCATGATCTACTTTATGAAGCATAGGAGACTTTGTATTAGAATGAAGGGAAAAGTCTCGCATGTCCACTGAGTCAACATCTTTTCCAGGCTTACTTAATTTAAATACATAGCCATCGTTTTTTGCACCAACAGTCTCCACAGACTGTTCAATTGGTGCAGTGAAATTAGTTGTCAAATCGAGTCTGAACAGATAATAACGTGGACTTCCTGCACCGGATGATCTGCTTAAAACACTAGAGTCAACCCCATATTCGTCAGCAAATGAGTCTATTGATCCTGGCGATAGTGATGATGTTAGTATGTGAAAGGGCGGATATCCAAAATTATGTGTGACTGTTCCACTGAAATTATTAGTACTATCAACTTTTAGCAACGGCCAACCAGCATTAAATGACTGTAAATAGTCAGCAGCTACCTTTACATCGTATCCTGGTGGTGTTCCTTTTGCTGTATAATTTGCCAAATCAACTAATCCTCATTACCTAAGAATAGCCTATCATGCGTACCGTCATTCTGTATAAAGTTGCCAGGATTTATCTTCGTGCTCACTACACCATCTGTTAGGTAATAACCTGTTCTGTCAACAATATTTATCTCTTTTCCAGTAAGCGAATCATATATAACAAGCCTTCCCCTGCCTTCTTCAAGCCTAATCTGACCACCTAAAGTAGATATCGACTTATTTCCAGAATAGCTTACCGATGCGTCATAACTCATATATTCATTATACCAGTCTATGGTGCTAATAATGCGGGGCCATCAAATTCATCTACGTCAAAAGTGAACCAATCTCGTGGCGTATATTTACTTGCTCTAATTTTACATTCATAAGGGTTTAATACATTTGTTATGCCTGTTATTTTATACTCACCGATAAAAGATCTCACATCAACATCTATTATGTCTCCGAGCTGCAATGAATAATCACCTTTAACATTCAACTCAATAAAAGGATCATTCTCCGAATATGCATCTAGTATGGTTCTAGCAAACGAGTCGCAATTAGTAACACTACCGAAAAAGTTATTGGTGATGTCCAATACTTGTTCTTCATATTTATCTATAGATTCATCGTCTCTAGCTCTAAAATTTATCGTGTTAACGATCTTTGCAGGTTGACCCCATAACTCGAGTTGATCTATTTCTATGGGGAAAGAATTATTATTTTCTATGAAAGTTATAAATTGGTTGGTATTAAGAACTGATCCTGTAATAGATATGTTTGACGACACCGTATTTCCTTCTGAGTCAACAGCAGTCAACCACGATGTGTTTTCCTGTTCTCCTATCACTGGTTCGTCTATTGTTAAATTTGGATCTTCCAAATCCGATTCGTAAGGCCTGGATGAATTGGCTGGTATAATAAAGGCATCGTTTGAAAGCGACCATGGAATACCAGGTTCTCTTGCATTTGAGAACACGACCTGATGATTTTGTACTTCTCTGACGTCTGACGTTATTTTGACATAATTTATAATATGATCATCACCTAATGATGTGGCATCGACAGTATTGTTATTATCAAACGACATAACAGGAGTTTCTACAGCCAACAAGCGCTGTTCAAACCTTATAACCCCCTGTTCGTCTATCCAAAGATTACCCATTTCAGCCTGCATCAAATCACGTATAGCTTTCCCAGCATTGCTTCCCTTCTCAAAGAATAGAAATGGTATCCTGTTGCGACCCTGTGCAAGTGAATAAGAACTAGGGGATAAGCCAAATTGTGTGAATATAGCAGCTAAAACCACGTCAGTCGTCACGTTCTGCATGGCTACTGTTTCGTTTAACTCTAATGTAAATATAACCGATAAGAAATCTATACAGTGAAAATTAGCTGTTTTTGAATTTTCATCCCTTATGGGTGCTTTTTCAGTCAATCCAACAAACTGCTGGATCGTTTCAGCATTCTGATATCCAGCATATAGACGAACTGGTCGCTTGGGTATAATATATTGATCAATCGGGCTACCTGAATTAGGCGTGAAGTAATCATCGAAATTGTTCATAGTAAAATCTGCCATTGCAGCCGATACGGAATAAGGAAATTCTATCTGTCGTGACCATTCCATATTGACTATTCTGTCAGTGTAATCGAGGTATCTATAATAGTCCCAATAGCTGATCGGGTTATCGTCATTCGGTGCTAGCAAATCCCCACCATCGAACACAGATGAATCGAATGTAAAAAATTCTACAGTATCATCAAACTGCTTATCGAACGATATGCGGGCAAGCCAGCTTATAGGTATTACATTCCCCTGTGCCGATTCGTGAAATTGATTGGTTACTGTCTGCATGTTACGACCCTATATCTGGCATTTGTTGTGATTCTCTCAAAGTCACAGTAGCATTCTGAACTGTTCCGCAGTGATCAATTATGTTTTTAGGATTCAATTTCATATATACGGGGATATCATCGGCTCCTTGATCAGATATAGTTACCCGTGGATATTTAAACAATGTCCTTTGCCTGTCTCTAAAGCCTTTAAGAATGTTGTAGTTATCTTCACTTAAATAAGACCACGTGTGTGACCATACTCTTTTATCTGAATCAGGATATATATAAACGCTTATATCATTATCAAGAGTAATGACCTCTACATCATTATTCTGTGTATCTTCAATAAGTGGAACCTCGAGTACCTGTAACGTTGCAGATGTAAAATCGTCGGTTAATGTCATTGATATCATTGTGTCACCCCTATCTGAGGAAGCGATTTAGCCCTACGGTCTTGATTGAATGCTTCGAATATAGTTTTTGCAAAATCTCTTTTGTCCTGTTCAGATCGTATCATATTTGCAGATGCTTGTATCGTTATATTATAAGTTATGCCACTACCACCACCCGTGTTGTTCATCATGTCATCTAGCTTTGACAGGGGTATGACAGCCTCTGGTTCACTTCCTTCACCAATCATAGCGAGTGTAGCAGAAGATACAATACCACCCTCTGCTAGCTGCGGTACGCCCAGCCTTCCTATACTACCTATCTTCACGCCAGGTATCCTATTTATCACTCCGACAATGTTATTGATCGAGTCTATAAATCCGTTTATTATACCTACTGCCCTTGATATAACGGCATTGATAACGCTCTTAAACGTATTTCCTATCGAGTTACCAATGGCAGTTCCTACGTCACTAAACAATTTTACAATTCCACCCCATAACCTTGAGAAGAAGCCAGGTAAAGCTGAGAAGGAGTTCATTATGTCGCCAACAACTCTACCAACAGTTTTGCTAAATTCATTCAACCAAGTGATCACATTGGCTATGCCCTCACCAAAGGCTATGACAGCTTCGATTATTCTCTCTACTATGAATATAGCAACCTGAATAGCACCGACCACTAATGCAAATGCGGCTACCAATGTCACTCCTATGGCTATTGCTAACACTCCAATAATAGCGGCTATAGCTATCAATGATAATTTCAACACCTCCATCACCTGCTGATTTCCACCAATGAAATCGAATACTGGTTTAAGCGCCTGCAAGAATGTATCAATAGCGAATTTGGCTATAGTGACGCCTTCGCCGATAAATTTCAACGCAGATTCAAAAGCAGTTCCTATAGAAGATATAGCGCCAGATATTTCAACTGATCCGATTCTCTCTATGATACTCGCTATACCTCTGGTGATAGCTGTGTTCATATTCTCAAACCCAGTGCTGATACCGCTTGTTGAATCTTTAGCAATCTTTTCAAGTGACTGGATGCCGCCGCCACCTTTTTCATTCATCTGTATAAGCGCATCAGTAAACGTCTCAACTGACACACTACCGTCCGACAATCCAGCCTTTAACTCTTTCGATGTCTTACCCATCTGTTTAGCGATAGCATTAAGAGTCGGCCCCAGACCACGATCAAGTAATGAGTTCCATGTCTCTGCTGTTATTGCACCACCCGCAAGGTCTTGTGACAACTGTTGAATAGCGCCCGACACTTGCTCTGTATTACCACCAAATCCTAAGATACCATTGTTAAGCGCAGAGAAGATCTTTTGCGCTTTTCCAAGATCATTAGTCGATGATGCTATCATTTGCACACCTGATACGGCTGCATCGAGAGGCGTTGGAAGTCCTAAGATAGATTTTTTAAGGGCATCCATCGACTTCGCCACTTGATCGGCGCTAAAACCCATATTCTCAAACGTTCTGGTCGAGTTATTCAACGTGTCTACACGCTTGATTGCATTACCAATATTACTGACGATTGCAGCCCCAACCGCTACAGCCGCAGTAATAACCGCGCCAAGACCAACCTTAGCCATGGTTCCAAAGGCATTTGTTCCCCTTGAGGATGTTTTTTCACTAGATGATTCAATATCGCTATTAGTCTTCTCGATTTCTCGAGCATCCTTTTTATAGCTCGATGTGTCGATAGTAGCTATAAGTTGTATAGTGCCGATTGTCGTTGGACTCATTGATCCTTCACCTTCATGCGTTTAATAATATCCTTAGTGAGACTTCTGAATGTGCTGCCAGGCTTCTTAGATTTAGCCGATATTGCTCCTATAAGAGAAGACTGTGAGTCTCTGTATAACTGTATGGCTTCAAGCTTGCGGTTTGCTTCAATAAGGGTAAGCATTTCAGATGACGGTATCTCATCGTCTCTTGCTGCCTTATATGCTTCCCAACCATACGCTTTCCCAAATTCCGCCAGCAACATCCATTCATTGTCGACTGGATAGGAACCTTCAGTACTCGCACGATGTGCCTCAATCTTGGCAAGATCTTCAGCGGTTATCTTATCAAGCAGATTGTTGGTCGGCTTTTTGCCCATTGGCTTCCCCGTTAGCCTGACTCTTAACATCTTCAAATGCTAACATAATAATAGAGGTTGGCGTGTCATTAATCCACTTTTTCACTTCCGAGTTATCATCAGTGCTGTCCCTGAAAGTGTTTTGAAAAATCTGATAGACTATAGACTCATTCGACTCGTATGCTTTTGAATATTCCTCATACTTGTCTAGTTCATCACTAGTGATACTGCCGTTATCTATCTTCTTGTCTAGAAGACCTATGCGAGCGGCATTCATTTTACAGGCACGAGAGGCTTGGCTAAACCGAAGTTCAGTACCAGCACCAGGTAAAACAACGTTCCAAATGTTTCCATCAACGTCGACTTGACCCTGCTTTGTATATTTACTGGTACTGATTTTAATCGGCTCGGACATATCATCTCCTTATTTGTTATCCTAAGTATAGCAAATTAAGATGTAATAGGCTCGTATGTGCCAGTATTGACGTCGAAAAGTGTTGGTTCGGTAAGATCACCAGTACCGATTCGCACTAGACCACCGTCAAGTTCTTCTGATGGCTGGATGTGACCCATGACAGGCAATGTGATCACTTCGTTTGGCGAAAATGTTGCCGAGAAGTTTTGCGACAGCATTACAGCCGGGAAGTACCAGTCGTTGTCTGAGTTAGCGTCACAAGTCCAGTGAATGACGAGTTTAGCATTTTCCCTAACGACACAGTCTGTTCCACCGAATACAGTCTGCCCTGCAATGGTAGGACGATCGACTGATGGCTCTGACAACTCAGGATATAACTCCCTAAGAAGTGTTGGTGTCAGAAGCATCGTGAACTCTACTGATGGCTCTTCATACGTGCCGCTTGGCTGCGTAAACGTACCAGCAAACGTAGTGCTAGATGTTGTGCCTTCGTCCCCTGTCACAGTAATCTCATCTGCTAATACCTCTGCTGGAATACGAACCCCGCCAGAACTAGCACGATAGATTGTGATATCTACTTTTCCTGATTTTCCTTGCATTTCTATTGCTCCTCATAGTGGACTATACCACTAATTACTTTTACTATCTTATCCTGATCGTCAGACCCTACATTTTCTACTCCTGATACTGGCTCTATAGTAACATTTATGTAGGCCGTCGATGAATAAGGCTCGACCGATGGAAGTGTACACACATCGCCATACGCTTCCTGCAATCTGTTCAAAATTTGTTTTAGTTTTATTTCAGTAGTTATTTTATTGGCGTACCTTGCGTAAATGTCGAAATTCTGAATACCGACATTTAATCTGGTGACTGATGGTGATCGTGATACTACCCATATACCATCTTTTGGCTTACCGTCATTATCTAGCGCTATCTCTTCCCAGAATATATCAGCCTCAAGAGTGCCAAAACCTTCTTGTTCCAACCATTTTGCTAGGCTCAAAGTTATCATATCTTACCCCTAAAGTACTTTAACTTATCACCTCTCGCTACAGAATCACCCGCCTTGGATAAATACCCAGATTTTGTTTTGTGCTCGAAGTGTTGTCGCCGCGCGTACGGTACTCGTGTGCTACCAAAAGTTATTCTATATCCATTCATCACTGGTTCAACCTTGCCACTATTCACCAAAGCACTTGTATCTACTGGTGCTAGCGTCACTGCTCGCCTATGAATGTCTGTAGCCATTTCCAGTAGCGCCGCATTAATTGACTGCTCGATATGACCACTCCAATTTTTATTTATCTTAACCTTAACTGGCATTATGAAGAACCTCCAAAGTCAGAAAAATCAGTAGCGACTAGTGTCAGTCTATAGTGTTCTCTATTAGCGGGTACGCTACTTAAGAACTCTTCCGTTGGTCGTACGTGCAAAGTCGAACCCTGTTCCACATTCTCTGAGTTTTGCCCTCGTATCATTCCTGTGCGTAGTTTAAATATACCATCAGCCTGATACGACGCTAGTATGGTGTTTCCTGCTATCCCACCGCGACCAATGACAAGATATGTATATGGTGTAGTATCGAACACATCAAAGACTGAGGGGCCGCCAGCGGAATATACATCACCGCCAGTAGCCCCAACAATATCGTAGTCACGTCCGTTTACACGTATACCGTTTCCAATTAGTATATCTTCCACTAGCAAACTCTCCCGTGTTGGACATTTGGAATGTCGCATATAGAATATTTTGCTAATGTACTGCCATACATAGATTGAAATTCAGCATCCATATCAACGCCAGACCTAAGGGTTATTTGAAAATCCTCAACACGTTTACTCTGTATAGCTGGGTCAAACTTATTCTTCCTAGTTATAAGGTCGAATAAACCAGCTAACACCAACTGTAAATCGCTTGGCATCTTCTCAAATCCCCAAACTGCTGACACTTCCACTTCGTTATCGCATTCAGTAAACCGATCATCGAAAACGATAGAGTTATACCAACTAGCACTTCTTTTATTCCACTGACGGACGGAGTATTTCGATGAGTCTACCACGACACCATCCATCTTTACTTCGTCCAATTCAGTGAATATATCGGTGAATACCGTACTGTACCCTTCTCTTAAGTCGTATACTCTAGGGTCGTCTTGGTCGCACAATGTGGTGCAAATCAACGATTGAAGAGTCTCTCTAGCTATGTCAAGGTACAGCTTAAAATTCGTAGTCTCAACAGTAGTTAGGGGTCGTCCTAACAATGCAGACATTTTTGTTTCATCCATAGTTCGACCCCCTTACTAAATTAAGATGTTACTGACGCAATAGCTACGGCTGATTTACGACCGGTCAAACCACCACCAGCCCAAATTTCCTGCAAGTATTCTTGCTTGTTGGTCTTCAGGATGAAGTTAGTGAATGACTCGATAGAACTGTCGCCGACAGTCTTGTAGTTGCTGAATGTTACAAGGTAAGCGTCATTGTCTGTGTCTTGATCCATCCAGTCAGGTTCGATGATAGCATCGAAACGCAGAACTGCTGATAGGTTAGTACCAGGTGCGAACAAGAAGCCGCCAGTCGAGTTTTCTTCAAGAAGAACATCTGTTAGGTAGCCCTTCTTAGCAACAAGCACAACCGCACCATCAGCTTCGAGAAGATCACGAGCCTTGAGCATCGATGCGTAACGCGATTCACCGACTGCTGGCGTGTATGTGCTAGCAAATACGTTACCAGCGGTAGCATCAGCCTTGATTGCTACGAATGAGCTGATTTTGTATGCAGAACCACTAGCACGACCGTCACCGATAACGATAGCACGCTCGACTTCACGAATGATACGTCGTGGCAATTCACTCAATACATAACGTACAAGTGCGCCTGTGCTGCGCTGGTTCTTTACATCTTCTTTGTTAAGAGTAATGTACTTGTAGATAAACTGTGGGCGAAGTACGCGATCAGCGATTGTAAGTACCTGCTCTGCCTTATCAGCTGAAACCGAACGGTTGTAACCACGACCACGACCGTCTTCACTGTCTACGTCGTCCTCTGTGTCCCATGCTGCGCGGAATACATCGCTACCAGTTTTAGCGACACGGTTCCAAATTTCTCCACCAGCTTTGAACGCGTCCTCAATCTCAGTGATAAGGGCTTCTGGTAGGAATATCTCAGGGTTTGTGACACCCATAGTTACTTCAAGGTGGCTCTTCCAGGCTGCCTTAACGTCTTCGGCTGTTTTACCAGCGTTATCCTCAAGAACACGCGCGAATGCTTCCATCGCCGCAGGTTTCTTCAAATAGTCTTTCATAAGTGGTTTTGCTTCAACAGGTGCTTGCGCTACTGGCGCTAATACCTGTGACTGTGCGATTTTTTCTGCTTCAGTCATTGTGATTTCCTCAGTTGATTTAATTTTATCCTTCGCAACAGTTTCAACTACTTCTGTTGTTTCGGTTTTCGCTTCATCTGTGGGTTTAGAATCGACAGGTTTTTCATCTTCACTAGATTTAGCCACATCATTCGCCTCCTTCTCGATCACCTTTTCAGCGAAGCTCGCAAGCGATTGCTTGGTTGCTTGCATACTGTAGGCGAAGTTCCCATTCAAAGCGTTTTGGATTGTCGCTTTTAGGCTAGCTTTTTCAGTCTTTATGACTTCATCAGCAAATCCTAGCTCGACAGCCTCTTCGGCGCTCATCCATGTTTCATTTTCTAACATATCTGCAATCTTTTCGACTGACAGACCAGTCTTTTGCGTATAGATAGGGGTTATTGATTCCTCAATCTTCAGCAATAGATCTTTTGCCTTATCAAGATCGTCAACATTACCGGCGGCGAAAACTGATGGACGGTGAATCATCATCAGACTCCCTGGTGACATAATCACCTTGTCGCCAGCCATGGCAATAATCGACGCGATTGAAGCTGCTAGACCATCAACACGAATCGTGACCTCTGCGTCCAATTCTCGTAGGGCATTATAAATTGAAAGTCCAGCGAACACATCACCACCACCACTGTTTAAAACAACAGTCAGTTTATCGCCAGTGTGGTTTTTTAGTTCCTCACGGAACTCTTGAGGTGTTACCTCGTCTCCCCACCATGACTCTGATGCAATCGGCCCTTCAAGTATAAGCTCCGTTCCATTACTCTCTACAGAGTTTTGGAATTTCCAGAATTTACTTGTCATGCTTTTCCTTACTTTTAAAATTTAGAACATTCACTTGCGTTCTTAGTGAACTTCTGCTAGTTAAGCTCTATGACTATCATACATCATACTATGCAATGACGTCTATATTACATCAACGTTTATATACTACGCATTACCTATAGTAGTTACCGTTCCTGATGAACCCCTATATTTCAATGCGCCAGCCTCAACATATAAATAGCCTCCACCAGTTGGGTCAGACGAAGGTACAGTTGTGCTGTTTGCAACAAACATAGAACCATTACTATCCAAGTTGACCCTTTGAACACCTGCAACAGTGAACGCTAGGTTTCCACCGCTCGGTCGATACATGCCTGTATTCAGTTCCGAGGTAAAGGCGAAAGCGGCAGTACTTACCGATCCATTATTTAGGAATATCAGTCCACCGTTGTTGATGTAGGCAATAGCCGTTCCAGCGCTATTTTGAATTTCAAAATATCGACCAGCCTGAGAAGGAAATCCCTTTAATGTTAAAAGCTTATCAGCCGTCGCCTGAGACTGAACAGACATGGGTGTAAATATCTCGTTAAGCACAGCTATACTACCACCACCAACTAATTTATCGTAGATAACTCCCGGTGCCATGGTTCCTTGAACTGTGACACGAGTACTACCAGCATTAGTTCGCGATTCTCTAATAGCCTTCTGGCCAGAGTTGAGGGCGAATACACAATCCATAACCGTGATGTCGTTACACGTGACGGTAGCAGTGTCCGAGAAATCCAGGGCTTGAGTTGCGGCATTAAATTCACAGTTCGTAATGTGGATTTTGTTGCTTGATTTGAAGTTGATCCATGTTGTGACAGACGAACCAGTAAACCAACAGTTTGAAATCCAACATTGTGTCTGGTATTGCAAGTCAATCGCCGTTCCTGAATTCGCCGACACGTTACACCAATTCATATATAAACCACCTGATATTGTTGCCGCTACAGGGTCAGAAGATGAATCCCAGACTGTGACGACAGCATTTGTACCTTGTATAAGGCGACAATTCTGGAATTTAACAGTATCCTGATTTGTAAGCTTGACAATGTTTGTTGTTGTATTGTTACCGTCGAAGGTGATATTTTCAAATACGATGTCGTGCTTCAGGTCGGCGTTCGTCGTAGGATTGGCAGTACCCGTTACTTGGATCATGTCTGTCAGGCTTACGCTGGCCGAAGTCTTAAAGGTCACACCACCACTCGCCTGTCTTGCCATGCGCTCACCGAATACGGTGACATTCTCAGGGATAACTATGGCCGCCGATATTCGATATGTTCCTGAACGAATAAAAACCGTACCACCACCAGCAGCGTTCACGGTATTAACTGCTGCTTGAATCTCAACATCATCTTGGACACCATCACATATATAATCAGCTGACCCACTGCGAGCAACAGTTACAGAAAATGATTTTATTGCGTTTGCATACGTTTTTGTTGCTAATTCTGCCATTACGCTGCACTCCAATCGAATATTAATAACGTTTTGCTAACCCCGCCAACATTAGACGTTATAAGAACGTCACCTTGTTCATAGGCTTGTCCGTCTTTGGTTCCAGATCCTGATGCTGTCCATTGGACTGCGGTGTTTGTTGCGGCTGTTGGCTCCGTCGTCTGCCCGTAAGTGATACCACCGGCAACATGTAATTTTGTCGCAGGTGAATCAGTTCCAATACCGATTCGATCAGTAGAAGCATCGGCAAAGAGTAATGCGCTATCAGTATCCCCCTTTACTCGAAAATCTATGTCGCCCATACCATCATTGAACGAAACCGGCCTATTAAAAAGAGTGTTTCCGCCGTTTGCCATGGTCTGCATGATGATGTGAAACGCCTGGTCGCCAGTGAAGTCTGCATTATCGAATACCGAGTAATATGCGTCTCCACCAGCCGCAGTAACATCAATCGCTCCACCGAAGGCGTATCTAAATGCTTTCGTAGCAACCTCAGCATCACGGAAACTAAATGTTCCAACAACGCTGATGGTTGATGGTGTGCTGGTCGTTCCTATACTCAAGTTGCCCAATATTACGACGTTGTTACTTAACGTCTTATTTCCAGCAATCGTTTCGTCGCCCGTCTTGTGAACGACGTTGCTGTCAATCGCCTTCTCTGTGTCGAGCTCGTTCAAAGCTGCTTGGACTGTAGTAGCCGCTATCCCGCCTGCTGGTACGTTCGTAATCTGCGAGGCGGTGTAATCACCGGAAATAGCAACAACAGCGCCCGTACGTCCAAATACTGACGTAACAGCATCGCTGGGTATGCCAGATATTGCGTCATCAACATATCCCTTGTTCGCCGCATCTGAACTTACTACTGGATCTGCAACACTCGTTACCTTTAGACCAGTGACGTCTATCGACGTACCACTAGCAATTACGCGCGGGACGCCATTGTCAGTCCGCAAGCGCACCTCCCCTGCTGCGTCGATATATACGTCAGTATCATGATTTACTAGCCTAAGGGCAGGCGATCCAGTTCCCTCATTGCCATCTAGACCCATTCCAGTTGTTACATCAGCAAGTGGTGATATCTTTA